GCTGAATTTAAAGACCATTGGATTGCCCAGGCTGGAGTTAAAGGGGTTAAATCTGATTGGACTGCTACTTGGAGAAATTGGGTAAGAAGAACTTTTGCTAAAAACATTACCACTCAAGATAAACCTAATACTCGTTGGGATGCCACTCTTGCAAGCACTATGGCTAAAGGCAAAGAACTTGGCATATTGCCGAAGGTTGGTGAAACTGAAGGCCAGTACCGTGAACGCCTAAAACAGGGGGGTGCATGAATGAGTTGGCTTTATTCGCAGGTGCTGGTGGCGGAATACTTGGGGGAAAGCTCCTTGGATGGCGAACAGTCTGTGCCGTTGAGTGGGAAAAATACCCAGCTTGCGTACTTGTTGCCCGACAAAATGACGGAGTTCTCCCGCCTTTCCCGATTTGGGATGATGTTCAAACCTTTGACGGAAAGCCGTGGCAAGGAATTGTTGATGTCATATCAGGCGGATTTCCATGCCAAGACATCTCCGCTGCTGGAAAAGGAGCAGGAATTGAAGGAGAGCGATCAGGAATGTGGCGAGAGATGGCAAGGATTATTGGCGAGGTACGACCCAAATACACATTCATTGAGAACAGTCCAATGCTCGTTAATAGAGGACTTGGAACAGTCCTTGCAGACTTGGCCAAACTGGGGTTTGATGCGGAATGGGGAGTGCTGGGAGCAGCCGATGTTGGTGCTAAACACCAACGGGATAGAGTATGGATTGTTGCCCGACAACGAGAGTTTTTTTCACACGCCAACAACAGGATCGTCAGGGGGGAGCAACAGTCGCAAAGCCCTAGCCAAACGACAAGAAAAAGCTGTGATGTGGCCAACACCGACAACTCCATCAAGGGGTGGGAACGCAGGGGGATCTGGAGCGACAAGAACAGCCAAAGCGAATGGAACTTACATCACATCTTCAATCAACCCGAACCTTTACGAATGGTTGATGGGGTGGCCGCAAGGGTGGACAGACTTAAAGCCGTTGGAAACGGACAAGTACCACAAGTGGCTGGAATTGCATGGAAACTCTTAAATGAACGACTTGCTAACAGGAAATACGGATGAAGAATACAGACATCAATGCGAAGTTAGATACTGGATCAAACTTAGAAAAGAAAAAGGTTTGCAAGAGTTTCGCAGATTTATCTCAACTTATGGACTTGGTGATAAACGCCCATCAGTCATGCGAGATATACAAGACCAGTACACCAAGGGTAATACAGGAAAAGAAGGAGATTGGCGATGAATGAATATGATCCACACGAAGCAATAAACTATATTTACATGAACGCACCTGAATACGCTAAAGCTAAAGGTCAACTGGCCCAGTTAGAAACCTACAAATCTAGCCTTAAAGCTATTATGATGAAGAAGTCAAGTGAGCAAAGCCTTGGCGGTCAAGAGCGTGAAGCCTATGCAAGCCAAGATTATCAAGACTTATGCGTTGCAATAGGAAAAGCCACAGAGGATGCAGAAAAGTTAAAGTGGCAGCTAGAAGCAGCTAAGATGCGTTTTCAGGCTTGGCAGACGGAGAGTGCAAACAACCGACAATTGGAGAAATTTACCGTATGATTCATTATCATGGTTTACCAATTACGCCAGCTACTGTTGCCAACTACGCAGTACAAGCTGGTCATGCTTTTGTTTCTTATGCACATTCTGATCAAATAGGTACAGCTATTGAAGTGTGTCAATCTTTTGCTATAGATAATGGTGCTTTTAGTGCTTGGAAAAGCGGTAAACCCATTACTAATTGGGATGCTTATTACGATTGGGCATTAAACCTTAAAAAAGTACCATCGTGTGATTTTGCTGTAATACCTGATGTTATTGATGGCACAGAAGCTGACAATAATGCTTTACTTGAGGATTGCCCTTTGCCTAAATGGTTTGGAGCACCAGTATGGCATATGCACGAATCTTTAGAAAGACTAGAGCAACTAGCCAATTACTATGTTCGTGTTTGTATTGGTAGTTCAGGAGAGTACTCTGCGGTTGGAACTACAGCTTGGTGGTCTAGAATGGGCCAAGCTATGCGTATTGTTTGTGATGACATGGGTAGACCAATGTGCAAATTACATGGTCTTAGAATGCTAGACCCTACAATATTTACAAAATTACCTTTTGCATCAACAGATAGCACCAATATTGGCAGAAATGTAGGCATAGATAAACATTGGCGTAATGGTAATTACCCACCGCCAACTAAAGAAGCTAGAGCACAAGTAATGCGATCTAGAATTGAAGCTCATAATGCACCAGCAACATGGAACTTTATGCAAGTAGAACAGGAAAATTTATTTTGAAACTTACACAAACTTTTTATTTTGAAGCTGCACATACTTTAAAAGGCAGATATGTAAATGTGCATGACAGAATAAATTCAGAAATAATTCATGGCCATACTTACCATGCAAGCATCTCTGTTGAGGGAAAGCCTGATGAAACTGGAATAGTTAAGGATTTTAATGCTATGGGTTTGATGGTAGATTACATAAAATCACATTTAGATCATAAATTTTTGGATGAAGTTGATGGTTTAGGCAGACCAACAATGGAAAATTTATGCCTTTTTATTGCTGAAAAATGTAAAAAATTCAAAGGTGTATGTGAAATTACGGTTGAGCGTAAGGCATCAGGCGATAAATGCACCTTAGAAATTAAAAACCTATCAATTAAGGAAATAAAATGATTACTTTGACACAAGAATTCCTTATCCTAAAGACATTAATTCGTGAATACGATGATGCTCTTAAAAACAATAACGCTATGTTAATGATGGAAATTTCCGTAGACATTGCTGAATCTGCTGAAAAGCTAGAGCAAGCAAGCGTGGATCATGCCAACAAAAGCTGAAAAACAACACTATGCGAAAGTGGCTAATCTCGGATGTTCCCTGTGTCGTTATCTTGGCTACGGTGAATCACCCCCTGAATTGCACCACATCAGACGAGCAGGAAAACGAAGCAACGCACCAGTTATCCCACTTTGCCCTGAACACCATAGAGGAAATACAGGAATTCACGGCATGGGCAGAAAAGCCTTTGAAAGAGAATACAAAGTAACAGAAGAAGAATTGCTTGTTCAAACGGAGAAACTACTTGAGCCCCTATAAAATTTTAGAACCAACTGTTATTAGTTTTAGCGGTGGTCGTACTTCTGCGTTTATGCTTTGGAAGATATTGGAAGCCAACAATGGTTTACCTGACGATGCCATTGTTTGTTTTGCCAATACAGGTAAAGAAGAAGAAGCTACTCTTGAATTTGTAAGAGATTGTGAAAAAAATTGGAATGTATCAATACATTGGATTGAATACCAATATGCCGAAAAGCCAGCCGACAGATGGAAAAAGGTTACTTTTGAAACAGCTAGTCGCAATGGTGAGCCATTCTTTGAATTAATTGATCAAAACGGCAGCCCATACCTTCCTAATCCAGTAGCTAGAATTTGCACAGCCAAGCTCAAAATACGAGCTATTCATGCTTATTTAAAGCATTTAGGGTGGAAGCATAACGAGAATATGGATTGGGTAGGTATTAGGGCTGATGAAATGCGTAGAGCTAACAAAATGGACAGAGAACGCACCCCTTTAGTTACCGATGGTGTTACCAAACAAACGGTTGGTGATTTTTGGAAAAGCCAAGATTTTGACCTTGGACTGCCAAACATGAACGGAGTAACCATGCACGGCAACTGCGATTTATGTTTTCTGAAGCCTACACATCAAATTATTAGCCTTATTAGAGAAAAGCCTGAAAGAGCAGATTGGTGGATAAAAATGGAAAGTCATGCTAATTCAAGCAATAAAACCTATGGTGATGGAGATAAGTTTCGTAAAGACCGCCCTAGTTATGCTGATTTAAAGGTTTTTGCTTTATCCCATGACGATATGTTTGATAACACGGAAGAAACAATACCTTGTTTCTGTGGAGATTAAATGCTTGTGCTTAACTTACCCCTACCCCCATCGGTCAACAGCTACCGTACTATTTTTAGAAATAGAATGGGAATCAGTAAGGCTGGTAGAGAATTCAAACTTCAAGTGCAGGACTATGTAATTGCCAATTGTGTGCCTAAATTAGGTGAAAAACGCCTAGAAATGCAAGTTACACTTTACCCAAGGGATAGACGCAAACAAGACATAGATAACCGCATTAAAGCCCTGTGGGATGCTTTAGCGGATGCTGGGGTTTACGAAGATGATAGCCAAATTGATGTGTTAATAGTTCAAAGAGGTGAAATTAAAAAAGGTGGCGGTTGTTTGGTACTTATTGATGTTCTTGATTTAAAGAATTTATGAAAATATCGTTTTATTTAAACGCACAAGGAATTGGGGATGCGATTTGTGGAATGTACGCAGCGTGTGGAATAGCAAACCAAGGACACAAAGTTGTATTTCACACTAAACATGGTCAATGGCTACCCATAGAACATCCAAATCTTTTATTAAAAAATGAAGATGAACCTGTTTTTGATGCTAATTGGAGTTATGACAACCAAACACGCCAAGGGTATTTAAAAAACATTCCTTCACGAATTGATTGGTACATTAAAAATTTAGCCCACCATTTTAATTTTGAACCTTGTCATGGGGCTAGACCTAAAACCATCAAAATAAACACAACTAAAAACGATTTTGTGTTGCTTGCACCTTTTTCTGCTGATCCCTCAAGAACTTGGCTTAAAGCACATTGGAGAAAACTAGCTATACAGCTATTAGATAAAGGTTTGCCTGTGTATGTTTTAGCACAGAAATCAGATATGCAAGATTTGCATAGTATTTTTTATGAATTGCCGATTAAGGCATATTATGACAAAACACCGCAAGAAGTAATGCAAATTATTGCAGATTCAAAGTTAATTATTGGTGGTGATAGTGGCCCTGCTCATTTAGCTGGGTTGTTTGAAACGCCTTTTATTACTTTAACAGCCCAATACCCACAGGAATTTGTGTTTAACATGGCAATCAATAACCATGCTGTACCCGTTTCTGAGCCTTGTTCATATTGTTTTACCCGACCTGAAGCTGGGTACGATTATCAATGTGTGCAAATTTGCAGTGTTTTACAAGCAATCACCCCTACACAGGTAGCAAAAAAAGTCTATGAAATGCTTGATTTGTAAACAAGAAGCCCATAAAAAGTTTGATTTGCCTGTTAACAAATGTTCAGGTGGATCACTTCTAGTTGATGGTGAACCCGTTAATTATTATGAATGTACTAAATGCTTCTTTTTGTTTGCAAAACATGAGATTGATTACACAAAATATTGGGATGTAATTGAAGAACCTAATAATGGTCGGGTATTGGAAACCATGCGTTTATATTTATTGTCTGATGGGATTGGCAAATCTGTTTTAGATTATGGGTGCGGAAAAGGTTTTTCAATACAAGCATTTAGAGAATTAGGAATTGATGCAGATGGTTGTGATGTTGAAAAAACTGACTTGGTTTACAGTATTGATAAAGCTCCCAAAAAAGATATTGTTGTTGCTTGTGAAGTTGTAGAGCATTTTTCTGACCCAGTTGCTAGTTTTAAACACATGGCAAGCCTAGCTAATGAATCCATTGCATTTCAAACGGCTTATTATGACCGCCAAACTTGTCATCGTGATTGGTGGTATTTAGGCCCTGCCAATGGGCATATATCTTTATATTCTCCACAATCTTTAGATGTTTTGGCTGAAATCATTGGAGTTAAAAATAAAGTAACTTGGAAAGGGTATTTAGGTATTCAATCTTGGAAGATTTAGATATAATTAAAAAAATGCACCCATAACATAAGGATTCCTATGGAAAAGTCAATGGCTTTGTTTCTTGCAACCCTGTTACATTCAGGCACAAATGCCCATTTCTTCCATTGGGCCACCAAGTCTTACGCTAAACACAAGGCTTTAGGTCATTTTTACGAGAACATCATTAACCACACCGATGCTTTAGCTGAAACCTATTTTGGTGTTTACGGTCAAATTACTGATTATCCAAGCACATACCATATGCCTAAAGAACCATTGGCATACCTACAATCTTTGCAACGATTTGTTAAAGATGCTCGCTCAGACTTGCCACAAGATCCTGAAATATGCCAACTTATTGACAATATCGCCCAAGAAATTGACAAAACCATTTACTTACTTAAATTCAAGGCCTAATCATGCCATTAGATAAATCAGGTAGCAAAGAATCAGTCGGTAAGAACATTAAAGCCGAAATGAAAGCTGGCAAGCCTAAGAAACAAGCTGTGGCCATTGCCCTTAATGTTGAGCGTGATAACGCCAAAGGTGCTCGCAAAGCTACATTAGAAGAAGCCTATGGTCGTTTTCTTGGTAAGCGTGACGCTGAAGAATGAGCCGTAGAGATGACATCCGTGCAGCAGTAGAAAAGCACGATAAGCCAATTGCCAAGACAACCAAAGGCAAAGGCCGTCATTACTTGTCAGCCGAAGAAGGTGCTGGCATGACTGAAGCAGGTAGAAAAGCATACAACGCAAAGAACAACGCAAACTTACAAGCACCCCAATCTAGTGGCCCAAGGCACGATAGTTTCTGTGCAAGATCATCAGGATGGACTGGGGAAAGAGGAAAAGCAGCTAGAAAACGATGGAGTTGTTAATATGGGTGACGGACTTTACAAAAATATTCACGAAAAGAGAGCTAGAATCAAGGCTGGTTCAGGCGAAAAGATGGCTAAAAAAGGTGCTGAAGGCAGACCATCCGCCCAAGACTTTAAAGATGCTGCCAAGACTGCAAAGCCTACACGCAGAGAAACCATTGAATCTAAGATGAAGGATATGTAATGTTTACTAAAGAAAAGATTAAGCCTGAAAACAGCTTGCTACAAAAGCACAAAGAATCTACACTAGAGAAACAACAGCGTGAGCGTTTAGAGCGTAGAGCAGCTATTGCTAACAAACTCAAGGATTTAGACAAAGAAGTCAAATAGTAGTAAACTTAAGCATCATTAACTAACTACTTGGTTAAATATGCAAATTAAAGAAGTTGCTGTAGATAAGCTAATCCCTTACGCAAAGAACAGCAGAACCCACAGCCCTGAACAAGTAGGGCAAATTGCCGCCAGCATTAAAGAATTTGGCTTTAGAAACCCTATATTGGTAGATGGGGTTGGCATTATTGCTGGGCATGGCAGATTAATGGCCGCCCAAAAGCTAGGGCTAGACAAAGTACCCACTATTGTAGGGTGTAGCTTTTGCGGTTCTTCACCGTGTTTAGCTTTGTAGTTACTGTCTTTGCGCTCGTAATCAGCCATCACATATCCTTCATCTTAGAAGCAATCATTTCCCTACGGGTAGGCTTGGCAGTCTTAGCAGCATCTTTAAAGTCTTTAGCATTTGGCCTACCTTCAGCACCAGCTTTTGCCATCTTTTCGCCTGAACCAGCAGCAATCCTAGCCCTTTTACGGTGAATATTGGCGTATAGACCGTCTTTCATGCTTTTTCCTCAATGTATCTAGCGTAAGCATCTTCTAGCTTGGCTTTGCGATCACCCTTGGCGTTCTCACGCTCAACGCTTAAAGCAATGGCTACGGCTTGTTTTTTAGGTTTGCCAGCTTTCATCTCAGTCTTGATGTTCTTGCCGACTGCTTCTGCGCTGCCTGATTTCATTAATGGCATGGCTTGTCCTTATTTGAGGTTGACTAGCTTATAAGTCGTTGAATTGATTAGGTCTGCAATTTCATCAACAATGTTTTGCAGTTCGCTATCTTGCGGCAAATCTTTACGGGCATCAGCTACAAAGCCTTGCAACGACTTTAAATATTGAATTGGGTCTTTTGGCTGGTGGTAAACAGACGGAAATTTAGTAATTTTGCCGTACTTACCCATAAAAGATTCAACAAAAGTGTCAGTTAAATCAACGATCCCATCGTAATATTCGCCCAAAGCGATGTGTTTTGCGTAAGAATCGGTAGACCAATGGAAAAAATGCGTATTGGTTGCTGAATGTAGCATCGTAGCGGCAAATAAAGCGCAATTTTCCATAGGAATCCTTATGTTATGGGTGCATTTTCTTCTATTTTATCAAGAATATCAATAAGTACCAAGCATCCACCGCCTTTTTTTATTTCGCCACGCTCAACAATCAAAACATCAATTTGCTCGTCATCGTCAAATACGCCAGCATCGCCTAAAGCATCCCAAAGGGCCTTAATGCGGTTGTCAATGTCTTGCTTCCTGCGGTCACGGGGATATAGGACTACCTTCATCTCTAGCCGTGCTGAACCTAGCTTTGGCACTTTGTATTCAACCACATAGTCGCTGACCTGTGCCTTGAATTCTTTGCCAGCTTTGCTTATGCCCATTCTGTTACGAAATATGGTGCGGTAGCTGTTTACGCTAGGCGGCAGGGGTAGGTTAAGAACTAGCATTTATGTCCGATTCTGCCATGTGGCAAAAGATTCCGCATTCAATTGATTGTTCGGTTGGGTAGTCCCCAGCATCCAAAGGCAATTCTGTAAGCCAAATACGCTCACCTTTATGTTTGAGGATTTTAGCCCCAACCGTGCGCTCAATGCCTGCCATACGGTCAAATTGCTCAGGAAAGTCGTGCCGTATCTTATTCCAATAGCCTAAGCCACCCTTAACGCACCCTATACAGTTGTTGTTTTGGTAGCCAAGTTTATACATTGCTGGCAGTTCAATACCTGCCCGATCAATCATAGCCAAGCAATCCGACTTTCCCAAGCCTTTATCTATAAGGATTGACCATAGGTTTACATCGTTGTTAGCGTCTATAAAACGGTCTACTCGGTCTTGTTCTTCTGCGGTGTAGCCAAATACTTGCCTGTCGTTAGGTAATTCAAACGCTTTACGCATATCTTTTTTAAGGTGTACGGTACATGGCGCACCACCAACACCAACAATATACTTGCGCTTTTCAAACACTTCGTAAATGCTGCCATTGTATTTGTCGTTTTGAATAACTTTTATTGGCTGACCAAACCATTTTTCACAATCTTTCATAAACCGCAAATTGTCAGGATGTTCTTCTTTGACATGGCAATAAACCACCTCAACAGGGGTTTTGCTTTCTGCAATAGCCAGCTTAGTTGCTACCGCACTTGCCGCACCGCAAGAAAACCACGAAATAACCCTAGCCACCAATTAACCCCAATGTTTGTTCGAGTAATTGTTCTTCTGTAACGGCATACTCTGTTTCAAAGCGTTTTCGACCCATTCCGTGAATACTGGTATTTGATCCTCTATGGTGATAGGGGCAGAGCGGGATAACAGGAGAGCTGCTTCGAACGCCACTTCTTCTAATGTGATGGAGTTCCGCTGGCGTTCCCTCAGAGCCGAGATGCCTACATAATGAGCATCCCAGTTCAGCAATTTTTCGGTAGGTTTCTTTTTCGGCTTTGGTGGGCATTTAGGTGTTGGCATTATCCACGCTGTGTTGTTCTAGTTTTTCTGCTGATTCTGCAATATCTACGCCAATTTGCATCATAAGAACTTTATCATTGTTAGCCAATGCTGCTTCGTACATTTTGGTTAATGCTTTTAGGATTAATAATTCTTCGGCTAGGCTAATCATCGTGTCATCTTTTCTAAGTTACGGTTGCTGGCTTGTTCTGTACGCCATGCGTCAAATCGCATTGTAGCGGCTGTGATCTGCCATTTTAGGGTTTCTGCATTTTCTGTGGCCTTACCTATTGCTTTGCATAAATCTTGATATTCTTGGCTTGAATAGGCTTCACGCTCCTGACCGCCAAGGCTTTGCTCACTAGACTTCTTCATCATAATGGCCTTTAGGCTTGACTTGTAGGCTTCTAGCTGGGCCAATTGCCCTTTAGCCTTTGCATATTCAGGGGCGTTTGTGTATATGTAATTGATTGCTTCGTGTGGATCATATTCTGTCATTTAATCTCTCCGTTAATAATTCCCATGCAATTGCTGCCACTTGTGGTACTTGTCCGTTTCCAATGGCTTTAAGTCTGTCCACCCTTGCGGCCACCCCATCAACCATTCGTACAGGCTCGGGTTGATTGAAGATGGTATGTAAGTCCCATTTTTGAGTGCGTTTTTGTGCGCCCCCGAGCCACCAGCATTGCCCCCCCCCGAGGGAGTTGTCGGTGTTGGCCATGTTACTCCCCTTTTGACCATTGCTTTCCTGCTGTTGCTGCCGCCCGAACTGCCTGTTGTTGGTGTGTGAAAAAACTTTTCGTTGTCGGGCAACAATCCATATTCTTTTTCTGTGGTGCTTTGCTCCAATATCTGACGCTCCCAACACTCCCCATTCAGCATCGAACCCGAGTTTGGCCAAATCCCCGAGAACTGTTCCCAATCCTCTATGAGTGAGCATTGGTGAGTTTTCCACAAATACAAATCTTGGTCGAACTTCGTGAATGATCCGTGCCATTTCTTTCCACATTCCTGACCGCTCTCCGTCAATTCCTGCTCCTTTTCCTGCAGCACTAATGTCTTGGCACGGAAAGCCGCCTGAAATGACATCAACAATTCCTCGCCAGCTTGTTCCGTTAAAGGTTTGAACATCATCCCAAATCGGGAAACTTTCGAGTAATCCGTCATTTTGCCTAGCGGCAAGTACGCAAGCTGGGTATTGTTCCCATTCGACAGCGCAGACGGTTCGCCATCCAAGTAGCTTTCCCCCAAGTATTCCACCACCAGCACCTGCGAAAAGAGCCAACTCATTCATTTTCCTAGTTTTCTTTTAATTTCTTGCTTAACTTCGTTTTCAATATCAGGGTATTGGGCAAGCAAATGCACGACCACATCCCAACCCCTGCGTTTAGCAACACCGATATACCAGGATGAGAGGTAATCAAGCCTGTTCTTCCAATTGCTTGATTCTTTGGCTGATCCTTGCTCTCCATTGTTGCCATCCTTCTCCAGCATACGCTTGAACGCCTATCTCTTGTGCTTTTTTAATTGTTAATTCTTCTGAGCTATACCAAGGCAACTCAGGCCGTTTATTTTGTTTTGGTTCTTCTATTACAATCTCATCCTCAAACCTAAATTGCCCTATCCAAGTGGCTGCATGGGGTATGAAATCCATTTCAGTATTTCTTGTTTTCCAATATTTAATATGGTTTGGCAATGCTTCTATAGCCAGCTTTTGCTCATCTGCTCTCAAAGCCTCAAACTTACGCTGCGCTACACGCTTACTAACTTTTCTTGGATATAAAGCCCAGAATGTTTCAAACATTATTTCTCCTTCACTAGAAATAATAGGTTACTACACCATACGCATAAAAAGCAACTGCTACAAACTCTACTAAGAATAAAGGTGTATCCCTTTGGTATATACCAGCCCAAGTCCATAAGCCACTACCTACCAATCCAAAAAAAATATTGATTGGATACGCATTGATGCTTGTAAACCAAATTCCCAACAAGCACAGTATTGTGCCTGTCCATTTAAGCAAGTTCATTTTTCTTGAGGACAGAATATTCTACTTTTCTTGCAAACTTTAGCCAGAATGACTCAAAAGTAAACTGACCATCTTCTGTGCTCATTTCTGAGATTAAATGCAACACATCTTCCTCAGTCAAAAATGATGGATTTTTTTGCATTTCTGCAAAGATGCGATCCTCTGTGGTAAATGTTGTCATACTGGCTGACCTCTGCTGATTAAAGTAAATCCACTAGCAGGGTATCGTCTTTTTTCTACTCTTTCACCAATACCCCAAATAATTACCACAGTATCATCTTCTAAATGAAAACATCCTTCAAATGTATAACCCTGAGAGCTGTATGAGTAAGCTCTTTTTAATGGGCTATAAGTCTTGCCTTTGTGCTCGCAAACTTGGTTAGTTAATACAATTTTTCCATTACCTTCATTTGGCATACTAGCAATAGCTTCTGCTTTTGCGATCCCGATGGATAATGCTGTTAATAGTGCGATTAGTAATGATTTCATTTATCACTCGCTTTCTTTAGTATTTCTCTAGCAAAACCGATTAAATTTGTATGAAATTTATCAGGTCATGATTTAACCCATTCTTGT